AAGGTCAGTCATAGTGGCAAGATTAGACCTAACCTTGGTAAAAGTCATTTCCTGATCATCTTCGGCAGTTGCTTCACCGTCTAAATCGTCTGTTACTCCTGTAACCTCATCAATGAACTTGTGGAAGTCCATGTTCTGATTTTCGCTAGTTACTGGGGTATCCTGCAACCCTTTGCCAATATTAAAGGTATCAATCTGGTCAGATGTTGCGCCAAAGTCACTTTGCACTGTGCCAAAGCCTAACGTAGCAGCATCGGCAGCACCTGAGTTATCAGATACACCTTTGTTAACACCTGTAGCGGTTAAATCGGTTACGGCTTGAAAATCAGCTAAAGACTTGCCAACATTCTTGGCGGGAGCATCTACAATGCCCAGAATCTCAAAGAAAAACCTAAAGATTAAGAAGTCACCCAGCTTAATAGTAGCTACAGCTTTCTTAAAACCTATGTCTGCAACGGCCTTTTTAAATGCAACAATTGCCTTAATCACTAGAAATCAGCCCTAACGTAGAAGTCCAGCACTGCGAATACGGTTTCTACCGCTCCGCTAGAGTATGTGATTTCTATCTCGCCTTCGTAATAGCCTTCGTCAATACTTAACTGAGTGCCTGAGAAAGAGAATACCGCAATGCCAGCCTCAAAGTTGCCACCAACGTCAGCCGCTGCAAGAGTAAACAAAGTTGTAGTAGTTCCTTTCGCTCTAAACTTCAACGCACAACTGCCGCCAGAAAAGTCTATAACTGTTCCGTCATCACTGCGCTTTAAAACAGCTTGAACCTGTGGGGCTTGGTCGCCCTGTACTAATTGGTAGATCATTTCATTACCTCGGCTTTGTAGGCCATATTATATCATCTAAAGATGTTGCATCAGAATAGGTTTCTGGTATGTCTCTTAATGCCTGCCTGTAGGTTGTCCACTCTGCTTTCTTTGCATCGCTTAACGGGCTGTCTGGAAATTGAGTCCAATCTGATCCCGCTATTGCAATATCTCTAAGACCCCTAACATTCGACCAATAAATTTCAGACGCAAAAATCCAAGCGTTATTTGCCCATTGATGCCAATCGTCAGTAGCGGCATCTCTTGTTTGCCACCCTGCGTCCCAGTACCAAGTGTTTAAAACTTCTTGATCGTCAGAGTTGTGATCAATATGCCTAGCAATGCATTCGTTGTAAGTCTCGCCATCTACATACATATCATCAACAGCAGGGCTAATAGTATAAGCAACTTCACCGTTAGACTTTACCATCGCTACTTTTATCATGTTAAAGTTCCAATCAAGTTTGTTTTAAACCCACCACCAAAAGAACCGCTTTGGCTTGGGGCGGCATTTGTAACTGGGGTAATCTTTCCAGTTATTGTTTTAGCAGTATAATCAAATTCTTGAAAGAAAGAGTAAATAATTGAGTAGCTGGGCCATCCTTGCGGGCTTCTGCCAACATAATTTTTACCGCTCATCAGTGTATATATTCCAGTCATTGATGAAACTGTAAAAGCAGAAGGCGTAGTAGATGTAGAGCTTAAATCATCAAAAGAAACTGCCGAAACTTTAAAGTTAGGATTATTCGAGCTATACGCTTGATCTCCATTAGCCTTATATACTTCAAGACCATGATCGGGAGAGTTATTTGCAGGCATATCTTCTGACCTTACACCGATAAAGTAATCAATGTTAAAATTATCGCTAGCTTGCCAAGGTGTAAAAAATGCAAATCCGTCTGAGTATACAGCTACTGTTATTTGCCTAAGAGTTGTTTGGGCTGATGGTTTAGCAAAAAGCAAATAATCTGTTGGAGTATTAGACGGAAAAGTAACTTTATTTAAAACCTGCGACCCTGAAGAAGTAACGTAGCTTCTGGCAACAGTCCCGCTAGAAAATGAAGAAATATTGTCATAAGTCCCATCAATTTGCGTAAATCCTGAAGCGTTGGTTACAAGTATTCCGTAACTCATATTCTAAAAACCTGCACGTTATATGTGCCAGAATTAAAGCTGTTAGTATTAGTAACAGTAAATTGATTTGTGCCAATACTAAGCTCTAAAAATAGATTACTGCCTTGAGTTTCATTAAGCCCCCAAGTGCCATCATTAGTTAACCCAGAAACAGATACGTTAGTTGACGAGCTTGCTGAAACTGAACCAGTATAAAAAGCAACATATCTAAACTCTCTATCAGAAGTATCTAACCTGACATTCCCGCTCGCATCCCATACGTTAAGACCATAAGCCATTAGGCAAGATTCCCTAACTTAACTCTAAGAGTAGACCCTTCATAAATTTTTATAACGTCCGATTCTATTTCCATTCTAGAGCCAGTTGCCGCAGATTTAATGCTAATTCCTGCGCTTGCCGTTCCTGAGATATTAACTAGGGCTACATCTAAAGTGCCTGTCTTGATTTTGTCGCCATCAATAGTAGTTGAGGCTGCTGCAAGACCTGTATTTAGGTTAGTAAAAGTTACCAAGCCATCAAATTGCGTTGAAGCAAATGGAGCAGAGAAAGTAATAGTCTGCGACCCACCAAAACTAGATTCGGTAATCGTGAAACTACTTGCCCAGAACTTACCATCTGCACCATTAATAGTTGGCGGGTTCTTCTGCCAGTTAGCCGTTAGGCCACCAAAGGAAGCTGTGTCGTAATTGTAAGATGTTGCACTTGGGGTGCTTGGAGCATTAGCACTAGACTGGGTGTAATAGACATAGCCGTTATCTGCTCTGGGCGGTGAAGCAGGCGCATCTGTTGTGGCGCTTACTATTGCACTGAATGCTGACTTGTTCCCGCTGTAATCTACGGATTTAATCTTGTAAAAATAATCTTCAGAATCAGCAAGGGAGCCATTTACAAAAGATGATGGTAAACCATGACCGCCAGCCACACTAGCTACTGCCGTATATGTACCGCCTGTTGTATTTGCTCGGTAAATCTCCGCATTAGAAAAGTCTTTATCCGCTGGGTTAGTCCAAGCCAACGTAATTGAACCTTGCCCTGCGGTGGCAGAAGGCGAACCAACTACAGCGGGGGCGACAGTATCACCAACTGCTGTTACGTTAGCCGTTACAAATGCGCTTCTGACTCCCAACTCATTTACTGCCCTCACTCTAGTGTAGTAAGTTGCAGCACCAATTGTAGGGCTGATAGTAAACTGCGTTCCTTCTACGTCTGAAGAATTCCAATCAGAGTTGTTTGTTGACCACTGGTAGTCATACTTAACAACAAAAGCATCTGCGCTTGCCGTCCAAGTTGATACGATCTGTGGTGCAATAGTTCCATCTAAGTTTGTGGCTGTAGATGCTGTGCCAGAAAAAGAAGTAGGAGCGGCAACAGTCCTACCGTCATACAAGGAAACTTCACCGCCAGCTAGATAATCTTCTTCGTCAGATGAAGACCAGTCGTAGATAGATGATGCAGTTTCTATGGCTTCCACGTTTACTATAATGCTGCCATCAGAACCTAAATCAAACGTGTAACCTAATACTTGGAATACCTTTGCAGACCAGCCAATTTTGGCATTGGTGACCATGATGTTGTCGCCAGCCTTAAACTTTAAAGCCGCCAAGTTACATGGCAAGCTAACAGAAGTTTGCTGTCTGGACTGTAACAGAGCTAACTTAGCTAATCGTTGCGCCCGAACATTGTTTGTAGTTGTAGGCAATGGCATATCTAAATAAATAGGGTCGCCATCAGTTGCGCTGTATGTGCTGCTAATTTGTGCAGGGTAATCAGCAAGAATATAATTATCTTCTTCGCTTAAAAATACGCCCTTAACGCCATTGTAAATACTGCGCCTGCTTTGCTTAGTCTGTGTAGATATTGCACCAACTAAAACGGACTCGTCTATAGTAACCGTGGGGTTCACATAAGCTGAACCAGATATAAAGTATTCACCGCCAGAGTGAATTAAACGGCCAGCCATAGCAGATAGCAGGGCTTCAATGTTTGCTTCTCTGGAGTTACCAGTATCAACAACGCCATCACACACATACCTTTTCTGAGTACCACCAGCATCAAGGGCCACATTCTGGTCGCATAAAGTCTGAGCTGTAGAAACAGAAGTAGCGTTTATGTTTGCAGCATCTTCAGCCAATCCATATTTAGAATCTAACAGATAATCTCTAACGATTAGTGCAGGGTTTTGCGACCAAACGGTACTTGATGTTGCTGGGTTGTAGACTTTCTTGCCACGGACTACTGTAGAAATATTAGGCAACCCGTTAGCGAACTGCTCGGCATCATATTTAAGGCGGACGTAAATGTAAGCTGTGTCTAATAGCTTGTGGTTCGTAGTCCACTGGGGAGACCTTGATACAAGATTAGCGTCTGCTGTAGTCTGCGTTCCATCGTGAAAGTTTAGGTCAACATAAGTAGCCCAACTACCAACATAACCGCTATCCCAAACCTTTTCATCGTTAAACCAGACTTCCTCATAGGCATCAATGGCATGGCCTGCAACAGCAATAACCATGTGCATGTATTCGTTGTCTGTGCCTGTTGAG